CAGTGTGCTTTAGTGGTATCGCCCGCATGTTAGACAACGGTGTTAATAAAGTTAAAGAAGTGTCACAGGAACAGGTGAAATAAATGGGACTAGATATGTATGCTTATGTTGCCGGCAAAAAAGGGCAATATGGTGAATTCTACGAAACTGCTGAGTTTGATGCAACATCCAATGAGTTCGTAAGTAAGACCGTTACCAAGCCATATGAAATTGCTTATTGGCGTAAACATCCTAACTTGCATGGTTGGATGGAACAACTTTGGGAACGCAAAGGCAAACCCGGTACAGGTAATACCGATGCAGACTTCAATGGTATTGAGTTAGAACTAACATGGGATGACTTGGATGAACTCGAAAATGCTATTCGTCACAATCAACTACCAAAAACATCAGGCTTCTTTTTTGGTAATCCCGCAGACAGTCATTACTATGAAAAAGACCTTGAGTTTGTAAACAACGCTAAGGCAGAAGTGTTCTTAGGATTGAAAGTATTTTATAATAGTAGCTGGTAATGTATATTACAAACAAATACGATTCGGTTAGGTTGCCCTATAGCCCTGAAATGTTAGAATGGCTATTGGCAACCTATCCTAAGTCGGAATATAGAGTAGTAAAATGAACCTAACAAAATACAGTAAAAATCGTATCATGGAAACATTTCAACACTGGAAAGTTCCCCGTGACTTTGCCGATCCAATGTATAACTATCTGGTGTATGGATACAGTCCCGGTAGTTGTTTTACAAGTATCCTGGCTAATGATTTTCTTGGTGCTATTTTCCGTAGCCATCCTAGCAATACAGTCGACGGGTTTAAGAAACTTGCAGGTTGGATTACTGATACTATCCCTAGACAAGCACAAGGTAGCTACGGAGCAGTTGAAGATTGGATCAAGTTAACTGATGTTAAACGAAGAATTATACTTGAAAAGCACGATTTGATTTATTCTAGTGAAATTGAATCTTGGTTGATTCTTAAAGACGAACCCGTTAAAGAAGTTGTATTATATTAAGGAACAAAATGGCTATACTATATCGCATTAAACCACGTGACAAAAAATCAGTTGAGGCATATTATGATGTATACAAACGAATGCCCGATGGTACTATTCGCGGTTGGAATGTAACCGAACTATATCGTTGGGGTCAAGGTTTTGTAGAAGATGAATCTGAGTTGCCATTTAGTGATGATAGTTATCATTGTGTTGATCCTACTATTGGTTGGGGTTGTGAACTTGATGACCTTTGTGCAGTAGATTTTGAGTTTGACGAATCATTTACTGATGAGGAAAAAGCCGAAATTGAACAACACTGGGAAGACGGTGGCGCGGGTTGGCTCTATGATGGTGAGCATGATTGGGAAGTTGAAGAGGATACTATCACTATTTTGGGTCCGTTTACTGTTGACAAAATTGACGAGGACGTGTATAATGAGAGTATTGAAACAGTAGAACTTAAACAGCGTCCACCATTCGTAGCAAGTAATGCGTGGCCCTTTTCAACAGTAACGAAAGAAGATTAAATGTCCGCTTCATGGATTAATAAACTAAACGAAAGTGATAGTCGCCTGCATAAGGAAGATGTAATTTCACAAGCATTAGAGGCAAGTGTCCTTGGTAGCATTAATGCACAGATTTTTCTAGGACTAACCAAAGCCTGTTACAACCCTTATGTAACATTTGGTGTGCGTAAGGTACCTGATACAGTGGGTATTGTTGATGCAGAAAATCCCTGGGGTGAATTTAATGAATTGCTTACATCATTATCATACCGTGACTTGACAGGTAATGCCGCACTTGATGCTATCAATGAAATGAGTGAACGATTTGATAGTGTTGAATGGAATACATTCTGTGCTCCTGTTATTCGTAGAGATTTACGTGCAGGTGTTAGCGAAAAAACAATCAATAAAATCTGTAAGAAAACAGAGTATGAAATTCCTGTATTCGGTTGTCAATTAGCAACCAATAGCGAAGGTCGTCCAGAGATGAAGGGCACTAAACGATTGGAGCCTAAGCTGGACGGTGTGCGTGTATTGATGTTTGTGATTCCGGGTGCAAGTGAGGGTGTCACTACAGTTTGCTATAGCCGTAATGGTAAAGTGTTTGATAACTTTGGTCACATTGAACAACAGATTAGTGATAACTTTGTTAAAATTGTTCGTGCTTGTAATAGCACCGATCAAGGTCGTAGTTTGATTGATGGCTTTGTATTAGATGGTGAAGTTATCGGTAATACATTCCAGGAACTAATGCGACAAGCACGTAGAAAAGATAATGTGCAAGCAGAGGATAGTGTATTCAATATTTTTGATATTGTACCTCTAGCTGATTTCCGTAGAGGACATTGGAACGCACAACTACATAAGCGTATTGCACTACTTGATGCAATGCGACCTGTTGTTGATACATTAGCCAATGTTGAACTATTGCCTCACATCATGGTTGACTTAGATACAGCCGCAGGTAAGGATCAATTGATGCGTTATGCTAAGGACAATGTGAACGCAGGGTTTGAAGGCATTATGATTAAAGAGTTAGAAGCGCCATATGTGTGTAAACGTAGCACAGACTGGATGAAGTGGAAGCCCACATTAACCGTAGACTTGGAGGTCGTAGGTGTTGAAGAAGGTACTGGTAGAAACTTGGGAAGACTTGGAGCACTTGTTTGTCATGGAGTTGACGACGGGAAAGAAATTACAGTCAATGTGGGTAGTGGCTTTAGTGATGGTGATCGAGATGATTACTGGACTAATCGCAATCTGGTCATTGGTCGAACTGCTGAAGTATTGTGTGATGTGATTACACAAAACCAAGACGGTACTTACAGTTTGCGTTTCCCTCGCTTTGTTAGATTTAGGGATGACAAATGAACGAACGAATCAAAGAACTTGTCAAACAAGCTGGCGGACATTTCTCTACGCACACTCTAACGAGTTATCCAGCTCAACACCGAGAATCCATTCAGTTGTGGGACCAGAATATTGAAAAGTTTGCCGAGTTGATTGTAAAAGAAATGTTACAGACTTGTGAGGATCATCCTGCTTGGACAGGCCGAATGATTGGTGAAGAGATTAAACAACATTTCGGAGTTGAAGAATGAACGAAAAACTAACATATCAAGAATGGCTTGACAAATACGGCAGTAAGTTGAAAGACAATCAATTTCAGACCGCACAGGATATGGTTAATGATTTTCAAAAATTACACGGACTATCTTTACAAAACGAAATTGATAAAATAAACCAATCAGAATATCAGTTATACCTACAACGGTTTGACGCAGGAGTTAAAGAATGAGTGATGAGATTTTAGGTTATCGTAAAACTGGTAAGGATGATTGGCAACCAATAATCCACAGTAAAGGTTATATTTATACCGCGGCTGTTATGACTTGCGGTTGTTGTGGCAATGTGATTACTGGTATGGGTGGTCCCGGTACACAACATACATACTGTGTTCCTTGTTATGAGAAAGAACAAATGAAAGTAAACATTAAAGCAGGTGCAGATATTCATGCAGGTGATGGTGGATATAGTGAGGGCACACAAGAAGCATACGATGAGTTTGTAAAGATCCGCAACTATCAACTTATTTGCCCCAAGTGTGGAGTAGATAGACTTAAAGTTGATTGTCCTAATCCCAATAGATTAGATTGTGGTATTAAGGTAGAAGCACAATGACATACGAAGAAGCAATTAAAGTCAAAGAAAGTTTAAAAGAACTAAGTGCCGATGTTGAAATATTCAATTGGGGACCAAGTTGGGAATTTGCCAATCAAAGAAAAGCAGAAGCATTAAAGATTATTGATAAAGAAATCAAAAGATTAAAAAATGACTTATGATGAAGCCAAGAACTTAAAATCATTTAAGAACTATTGTAACTGTGGCGGTAGTGCTTGGAATATGAATGGTCGTAATCCTGCAAGACCGCATATGAGTTGGTGCCCGCAAATTGAAGAATACAATGAGTGGTTTGATTTAGTTGGTCTAGAGTTTCTTAAAGAGTTAGACAATAAAGAAACTAAAAGTAAGTTAGGTTATAGCAGAGTAGGATTGAAAAATATATGAAAGAACTAGTTAGACAATTTGAAAAAGAATCTGGGCTTGAAATCTACGGTCTAGGTGCAAAACGAGATAAATGGGAACATACTATGGAAAAGTTCGCTGAACTAGTTGTCAAGGAATGTGTTAGAGTTGTAGATG